GGTAGCTTGCTTATCGTTAAGGCATGTGTAGTCCCTAACTGGAACGCACAGGAGCTCAAAGACAAGTACGAGACTCACGATGCTTCCGAGGTAGTTAAGAAGCGTCTGCTTGCGGGCGAGATTTCCAAGCTGGCAGCAGCTATCATGGAGGTTTCCGGTTACACGGACGAGGAAGGCGAAGAAGAGGCTCTTGAAGAAGTAAAAAACTAATCAAGTCAGGCGGCGAGGCTGCTATGCTGCACAATATATTTCAGCTGCACCATATCCCGCCTGACGAGGTTTACAAGAAGCCAAAAGGAGTTCGCCGTTTCATGTACGCCTCCATGATACTCCGCGCGGAAGCTGACGCGAAGTTGAATAAGTCTTAGAAGGGAGGTTAACTGATGGCTGAGAAGAAGCTTACTGCAATACTGGACATGAAGGACCGAATGTCCGGTAAGCTTAAGAAAGCGGTTGCGGAAGTGACTAAGCTTAGCAAGAGCGTAGAGAAGGTAAAGAAGCTTGACGAAAGCACCAAGAAAGTTGGTAACGCTTTTGAGAAGCTTCGTTACCAAGCTGTGCGCGTGCGTAGCAGTATTGACGACATTGGCAGGTCGCGTGGCTTCGATACCGTACGGGGTAAGATTATGGGTGTTGTGGCTGCCATTGGCGGTATTGCAGCAGCTAAGAAACTGCTGGAAGCTACTGTAGGCGGCGCCATGCGAATGGAGCAGGAGCAGATAGCCATGGAGCACTTCATAGGGCTTACTGCCAAGAAGGGGCAAGACCCTAAGAAAATGACTCAGGACTACCTTGCATACCTGCGACAGAACGCTAACATCACACCATTCGAAACCAATGAGGTTATTGCAACAGGCCGGCGCGCTATTAACATCTCCGGCGGCGACATTGGGCAAGCCAAGCAGCTACTCAAGATTGCCGAGGACATGACTGCGCTTAACCCGGGCAAAACGCTTAGCGACTCCATCGAAGCCCTGGCGGATTTAAAGACAGGCGAGACAGAGCGTTTGAAGGAGTTTGGCTTTAAGATTACACAAGCCGATATCCAGAAAGCGGGCGGCGGTAAGTCCAGTGCACAGATGCAAGCTGGGGCTATGAAGATCATGCTTAACGGCGTGGCTAAGCAGTTTGACGGCGGTGCGGAGAAGCTGGGCAAATCGGCAGCTGGTGTAATGTCCACAATTACAGGCTCCATCCAATCAGGCTTAACGGACATGGGTACAAAGTCCCTCGAAATCCTTAAGCCCAAGATGGAAGAGATAGCTGCTTGGATGAGCGGACCTGCGTTCAATCAACTTGTGCAGCAAGGTAGCGACTTCCTGGCATCCGTGTTTACGAACGCCATTAAGTTTGCTATGTATCTGAAAACGGATGTATGGCCAGTCATTGTGCAAATCTACCGATTCTTTAAGGAGAACTGGTCCGGTATTGCACCAATCCTAATTGGCCTTGTAGTAGCTATCACAGCCCTTAAGATTGTAATGTCTGCCGTAGCAGGTGTTACAGCAATCGTTAACTCCGTTATGGCTGCGTACCGTACGTACACGCTACTGGCTGCCGCTGCGCAATGGGCATGGAATGCTGCCCAGCTTGCCAACCCAACCATGTGGATTGTAATTGGTATTATAGCTCTTATCGGCGTTATTGCCCTGCTCATTCGTTACTGGGGGCTTGTTAAAGCTGTGTTCTTGGCTTTCTGGAACCTGTTCAAAATTGCCATTAACGCTTGCCCGGATTGGCTGCTTGCAGTCGTAGCACCTCTCCTGCTTATCGTTAAGCACTTTGACATGGTTAAAGCTGCCGCAGAAAAGACATTTGGCTTTATTAAGAAAGGCGCTAAGGCAGTTGGCCACTTCTTTGTAATTGGCGTCGGCGATGACGAGGATAGCAGCTCCACTCCAAGCTCGCACGCATCCGGACTAAGTAACGTGCCCTACGATGGCTACGTAGCCCGCCTACACAAAGGCGAGCGTGTACTTACAGCTACACAAGCAGAGTCCAGCAGGGGCGGCGCTGGGGCGGCTGGGACGGTCCATATTGCTAAGTTTGCGGACACGCTTGTTATCCGTGAGGAAGCAGACGTTCAAAAGCTGGCAGCCGCATTCGTTGCAGAACTTAAAATGGCAGGAGGGTAAGCGTAATGCAGATATACCTATATTTTAACAACAAGAAGGATCAGCTGCGCTTGCCAGTGAATCCGCCGGAAGTGAATACAAATACAGGTAGGAACTACGACGATTCGACGGTCGTTGGGTTGGGCGAGGTAACCTCCTTGGGCGGTACTACGCTGGACGAGATTAGCTTCTCGTCCTTCTTCCCTCGTGACTACAATCCCACCTACTGTGAGTACAGCGGCTTCCTAACTCCTACGCAGTTTGTAAACGAGATTGAGCGATTCAAGAATCACCCAACACTGCCTTGCAGGCTGGTTATTACTGGGGCAGCGCGAAACATTAACACTGCGGTAACCATTCGCAGTTTTGACCATAGAGAAGTAGCTGGTACACCTGGAGACATTGCATACGATATTACGTTTAAGGTATACCGTATCCCAACAGTGTCTAAGGTAAAGCTCCCTGCTCCACCTCCGCCGCCGCGCATTGCACCAGTATCCGCTGCCACTGCTACAAAACCAAAGCCAAAACCGAAAAAGCCAGCAAAGAATACGGGCGGGCTGCCTCCTGAGCAAACGTCCCATAGGCCGGCAGCCAAGGAGACTATTACGTCTATTTTCGTAGCTGCTGGTGAATCGCTACAGGCTACAGCTTGCCGTGTTTGGGGCAGCTCAGAACATTGGATGTCATTAGCCAAGTATAACGCCATTCAAGCGCCTTACCGCATTACTGCCAGCCGCACACTGCGCGTGCCCAACGCAGCTCAGATCCGCTTGTACGAGAACGAGGATAAGATTGCTGCCGGCGCATCCGTAACCGCGGACGGAGGCTTTGGAGGTTACTTGCTATGATGACACTTAAGTATGCGTACGGCACTACACTGTACGATATTACGCAGCTGGTTACCGAAGTTAACTGGAGCGGCGACATTACGCAAGCAAAGCGCGACCTTAAAGCCACGTTTAAGACTGCATACAACCAAAGCGAGCACCTCGTACGTGTTCGCGATGGCGGTTCGCTGTACCTGTACTTTGAAGGTGTGGAACTGTTCCGCGGAACTATTTTAACCTCTGGTACGTCCAATGAAGGTAATTACGAGGTAACTGCTTACGATGCCAACTACTATCTTGCCAATAACTTCGAGACACAGGCGTTTCGCAAGATGACTGCTACCGCAATTGTAAAGCAGCTATGCAGTACCTACGGTATTGCGATGGGCGACATAAGGGACACTGGGTATGTGATACCTAAGATGTTCGTTAAGAATAAATCGCTGTTCGAGATCTTTTACAAAGCGCTTACCGAAACCAAGAAGCATACGGGTAAGCAATACTTCCTATCCGTGCGCGACGGCAAGCTTAACCTGCTGCCCCGCATGTTTATGATAAATCAGTACAAGATGGCAGCCGGAGCAAACTTGCTTAGCATTAAGCATACCCGCGATGCCAGTAACATGAGTAACCAGGTTAAGGTAGTGCTAAGCGACGACAAGGGCGTTAGCAAGACGTACACGCAGCGCGACGATGCGCTCGTTACGCAATATGGTATCTTGCAAGTCATTGAGGAGCTTAGCGATAAGAAAGCCAACATGCAGCAAGTAGCGGCTGCCAAGCTGCGCGATGTTGCTAAGGTAGACGACAAGCTTTCCATTACCGCATTTGGCATCCCGGACGTGTATGCAGGGACCGGCGTATACGTAGAGGACCCGCTCACAGGTGTTAGCGCAAGCTACTTCGTAGAAGCAGACTCACACACCTTTAACCCAGAAACCGGCTTGTACAGCATGTCGCTGGACTTGAGTACAACCGATAACATACCACAGTACGAAATTGAAAAGGATGAAGCCAAGTGAAGAAACTTGAGGGCAAACCTACATCGCAGCTTAGGCAGGTTATCAAGGATATTGGCTTTAATCAAGAAATGGGCATGGAGATTGGGGTAGTTACGGCTGCCCCTCCTGCGCTCAAGATCAAGCTGCTATCGCACGCCATTGAGCTGGACCAGGACGACCTTATTGTATGCCAGCATCTTACTAAGCACCCGCGCTCCATTAAGATAAACGGCGGCACGGTGCAGACGTT